AGAAATGGATTAGTTAGTGTATCTAGTTAGATTTTAAAAAAAGTTATATATTAATAATAAATATCTAATATTAATATATATGTATTCTATTTTATTTGGAACTTACTTTTATGAAAAAGATATTATTGAAATGATTAATAAAATTGAATCAAAAAGAAAAGAAATGAGATTAAAAGGTGAAAGAATAAAAACAACATTTGCTGAAGATTTAAAAAGTATTTTGATGTCTAATAAAATTTAAAGATTGTTGTTCTTCTGATGTCAATTTTTCTGTATTATCATCTATAACGATTAATACACATTTTGATAATTCTTTTTGAATTACATGCCTTTTTTTCATTATATAATCATATTGGCCTTTTGTTATTTTATTTCTTGCAAGTTTTAATTGTAAATCTTTATGACTTCCACATATTTCATCAATATTATTTTTTGCAGAACAATGACTTCCCCTATGCTCTATTCTATTTGAATTATTAAAATTTGAACCGTGATGATGATAAGTTGGTTTTATACTTTTATATGGTTGTCCATTTTTTTTTAATGGTGAGTATTTTGTTTTACCACGCACTTTAAAACAAAATGGACATTTATAAAACATATGTACACCTTCAATACGGTTACAATGTACGAAAATAGAATTATCTAAATATTGTTCATACTTATTTGTTAGATCAATAATTTGGTTACTTGAAAATTCTGAGTAAAATGTCATTATATATATATATATCTTATATTTTATTTTTAAACAAACTTTTTTAAAAAAGTTTATATCAAAACCCCTTTTTTGTCTTTACTTTTTTTTAAAAAGTATTTTTAAACATTAGTTATTTTATTTATATTTGATGAATCATTATTTATTTTTTGATCACACTCCATACAACCAGATTGACAATGTTTAACATTTTTAAAGGCATAAATTATTGACGCAATCATCCCACCAAGCCCTCCTAACATTAAAATTATTTCTTCAGCCGTGTAAATGTGAGGCTCTATATTACTTGTTATATTATCCATATTATAATTAATTTAGATTTTTTTATTATCTTAATTAGTTATAATATGATAGAAGTTCAAATATCTAAATCTTCAAATCCTAAAAAAAAATTAATGGCTATCTTTATAGATGGTAAGAAGAAGAAGACAATTCATTTTGGGTCTAATGGCTCAAAAGATTATACGATTTATTATAAAGAAGATGGAAAAAAGAAAGCCAATGAAAGAAAATCATTGTATTATGCAAGACATATAAAAAGAGAAGACTGGACTAAACCAATGACAGCTGGTACACTTTCAAAATATTTATTATGGAATAAACCAACTTTAAAAGCAAGTATTTCTGATTATATTAAAAAATTTAATCTTAAATTAATTAAATAAATTAAATTATTATAGAAAAAATTAATTTCTATAATAATATTAATAAGATGAACGCCGGTGATGATGATTTGGATATTCTTCCAGTTAAAGAAGATGGTACAGAACAAAAGCTTTCTAAAACATTACACCCACATTTACCTAACATAGCCAACGGACAAGTAGGTATATTAATTTCACCTGTTAAAACTGGTAAATCAACAATTATTTCAAATTTATTATTAAATCCTAATTTTTACAAAGACCAATTTGATATGGTTTATATTATTTCAAATACTATTAATAATGATAGAACTTCAAGGTATTTGAAAGAAGAATTCCCAGAAACTATTTTTGACGATTTAAACAGAATTGATGAAATAATTGAAAATATTATTAATTATCAAGATTCATTTCCAAGAGGAGAAAAACCTTTTATTGCTGTTGTACTTGATGACTTTCTTGGAATTAAGAAATCTAGTAAAATCAATTATTTAGCAACAAGAGCAAGACATTACAATATTGGTCTTTTATTGTTTGCTTCTCAATTGTTTAGAGGATTAGAAACTACTATTAGACAAAATGCCACCTTTGCAATAATTGGATCACCTAATCCTAATGAGAAAGAAATATTAAAAATGTCTGAGGAATTTGGAGATAGATATGGTGGACAACAAAACTTTTTAAAATTATACAAAGAAGCATCTAAAAAAAAATATGGTTTCTTATATCTTGATCTTCAAAGTAATCCTAGTAAAGCTTATTCTGGATTTGGAAAATTAATTTATGAAAATAACACTGAGACGGAAGGTGATGGGTGGATAAAAAACATTGATAAAGAAGAGTAATTGACAATCATCAAATATAAGGGGTTGTCCTGGATTTGAAAAAGGTGCAGAATTGCGCATTCAGCTTTTTACTATTAATAAATTCTGTTTGCGCATTTTTGCACCTTTTTTTATAAACTTTTATTTGATGATCATCAAATACGGTGATTTTACTGGATTTGAAAAAGGTGCAGAATTGCGTATTCAGCATTTATTATTAGTAAAAAGCTGTTTGCGCATTTTTGCACCTTTTTTTATTTGATGATCGTTCAAGAATAAAACAAATATTTAAAACATTATAGAAAAAATAAATATCTATAATTATATTATATAAAAATGGATTTGGATTTACCAGAATTAGATATTGTTGAAGATGTTGCTGAAGTAATGGATGATGAACTACCACCTAATAAAGTTATAAGTGAAGAAGAACATCAAAAATTATTAGATGAAGAAGAAGAAAAGAAACAACCATTTGTAAGAAAAACTGCACCTAAAAAGAAAAAAGAATTAAGTGAAAAACAAATTGCACACTTAAATAAGATACGTGGAATGGCCCTTGAAAAAAGAAAGGTGAAAGCCGCCGCTAAAAAACTGGCTGTTGATAAAGTAAAAGCTCAAGTTTCAGAAGAACATAAACCAAAATATTATAAACCAAAACCAAAAAAAACACCAGAAGAAAAAGCATTGGAAAAAGAAGCAAAAAAGAAATATAAAAAACAAACAATGGAAGTTGAAGAAAATAATATTCAATCAGTAATTGAAGAAAAAACTCCAGATGATTTTGTTCCAACTCATAAAGAAGAAGTTAAACAAAAAAAAGAAAAACAATTATTTAATCAACAAGACTCATTTAATCATTTTATGGGTAATATGGAATCTTATTTGAAAATGAGGGATGAATATGAACAAAAGAAAAAAACTTTTAAAAAAAGTTTAGATCAAAAAGAAGTACCAAAAAAAGAAGTAAAACAAACAATTCCAAGTATTTTAAAACCAGTTGAAGAAAATCCGTATGCAAATTATTTTGGTTAAAAAGTGTTTTTTGTCTTTACTTTTTTTTAAAAAGTGTTTTTTGTCTTTACTTTTTTTTAAAAAGTATTATTTGAAAATAAAATCTCTATTAATAATAAAGATGAGTGAAACTATTATAATTGAAAGTAATCGTCAAATTGCTTATAAGCAAGAAAGAAAGAATTTAACTGGTGTTAATGAACGAGATGCGAATGTTGATTTACCTAATAATAAGTGGAAAACCAGATTAGAATCTGGAATACAAATTAATGTTGGTGATCAGATTCAAGTTGAAGCCGTTATGGTAAATACACGAGGCTCACCAGAAGAAACAATTGAATTCTCTGGAATTAATAATGTTCAGGAAAGTGACGATGTGATTGATAATAAAGTTGATATACGATTTCAAAAATATATAACTAATAGGCAACAATTTAATGCTAATCTTCCAATGTTTTTCACAAATCTTAAACAAACAAATTCACAACTGCCAGATTATGGGTACCTTAATTTCTCAACATTTGCTTTTTTTGTAAATCATTTTCCATATCGTGGAATTGAAGGAATGTATATAGATTCCGTTGATGCAAATAATGCCCCAGTATACAAAGAGGTAGATACTGGTGGAGTTTTTACAAAGCCTCCAAATCCGGTTGATGATTCTGACCCGACACGTTATTTTTTAGGAACAGATGATTTTGTTGGTTATGGTAATGTTTTTCCATCACAAGATAAAGGTGCTTGGAATTTTCAAACAACTGATATTACTTTAGAAGTTGAAACAGGTTTTAATACTCCTTCAAAAATTGGTGAAAGTTTGACGGCTCAAATGCATCAACGTCAAGGTATTCCTATTAATTGGGATGAGAAACAAGTAAATACAAATATATATTCTTTACAAGGTGGTAATATTGTGTCAACTCCAAATGCTGGAATAACTGATCAATCATACCAATCAGTTCCAACTTCAACAGGAGATATCTTTAGAGCAAGATTAGAAGATAAATGGCATGCAAAAATTGCTGGTGAATCTGGAACAGCAACAGAGGGAACAAACTATCGTGAAGACGAGGGCAGTGCTGTTTTTCATAGAAATTTATTGTGTGGTAATCCGTATGAATATCGTGCTGTTTATCCGTGGTTAGTAGGACGACTTACAGCTGTTAGTTCTGAAAATATATTATTAAAACCAGATGGAAGTCCGCAAGATATGGAAACAATTGGATTATTTACTGGATATAAAAATTTTGATACTTCAACACCAAAAGTTGGAAATTATGGTTTAAATACTGTACTTTTGGATCAATTAAACCATGAAACAGTTAACTTTGGAGTTAGACCTTATACATATAATGATTTTTCAGAATCAACAGATACTATTCCAACAAGATACCGTGGTGTTAAAACATCAGCACATATGGATTTTATGAAAATGGAGCCTGACACTTTGATTGTTACAAATAATGTTTATAATTTACAAAATATGAGTTATTTTGAAATTGCATGGCTTGAAAATGAAGTACCATTTAATCAACTTGATCCTAATGATAATGCTACGCCACTAACACAAAATTTAAATAAAACATTCTATCAAAAATTATATTATGGAAGAGCAGATGATGAAAAAAGTTGTGGTGCTGCTGGTTGCAAAATCAACCTTCCAAATACAAATGAATTTTTAACAGCTTCAACCACCTTATTATCTTATCAAACAATTGATGTTATTAATAAAAAAGCATTAGTTAGAGAAACGGGAAGAGCTGCTTGGCATGATAGAAATTATATTAATTGTCAATCACGATACGATCCATTTTTTGACCAAACTAAAGGTGGTAAAGTAGATTTTACATTTCCAGATGCAACAAAATTTACTTTGAAAGACTCTATAGGGAATTATTATTCACAATATAATTCAGAATTAACTGGATTAGCAATTGTTCCAGTTTTTTATAAACAATCTGAATTAATAGAAAATGGTGGTGTAATTCCAAATTCATTAAAAGATATTCCATTTTGTGCATTTGTATCTTATGAAAGAACTCTTATAGATGAACGAAAACCTGCCCCAATGGAAGGAGAGTTTTTTGGACGATCACCTAGTTTTTATGATAATCTTTTGTCAAAAGTTGTTAATACTCAGAAAACAACAACAGTTTTGGAAACCATTCCACCTTCAAATACTGCTGTATATACATATCCAACTGGAGATTTGGAAACCAAAACAAGAGTCTATGATTATATGCCTTATTGTATGATAGGAGCAGACAATCCAACAATTCAATTTGATGATACTTATGGAAGATTTACAATTTCATCACTACATACGGCTGTTCGTGCAGGGAATGGTGTATTTCAACAACCATTAGGAGCTGCTAATACCCAAGCATCTCAAATATCTATGTGTGCATATACAAGAGAATCTGCTATTTGTGGAACGAATGGTAGTACTGGTTTAAAGATACCTTATAATGGAATAGTTCAATCAGTTGTAAATAATTCTATAATATCATCACAATCTGGTTTGGCAATTCAAGATATATTTTTATATACTAAAACAGGAAGACAATCAACTTCACTTGATCCAAGAACACCTGTTATTTATGAAGGAACATTATTTGACAAATTAGGTTTTGAATTAGAGCAACTTCTTCCATATACTGGTCAAAGACAATCAAATTTTAATCGTGGTTCTTATGGACAATATTTAGGAAAGAATCAAACCTTTGTAAATAAATATAATACAATGGTTGCTCCTTTTACAACAAATGCATATATCAGTGGTGCTGACCAATTGGCAATTGTAGAAAATGGTAAAAGTCAAAATATGGAAAATCTTGGTGGATCAGCACCAAATCAACCTGTTTTTATAAATGCAATTTCTGATGATTTAGTTGCTGTCAATCTGCCTTCAAAATTGGATTATTCATATTTAATAGTTTATTCAAATATTGTTCCTAATACTCAATTTTATGGTGGAGCTAATGGTCAGCAAAAGATACCAGCCATGGCTTATGTTTCAAGAAATTATTCAACAGGCGATTTCTTTTTTGGTCAAGAAACAAGTTGGACTTATATATGTGATAAGGAATATATATTAACAGAGTTTGACGTAAATATAACACTGCCTAACGGTCTTCCAGCACCTATTGAAGATAATTCAAGTATTATTTATAAAATAATAAAGCCTAAAACTCTGCCGCCACCACTTTCAGCATTCCAACCCCCACCAAAGAAAAAATAAAAATACTTTTTAAAAAAAAGTAAAGACAAAAAAAATACTTTTTAAAAAAAAGTAAAGACAAAAAAAATACTTTTTAAAAAAAAGTAAAGACAAAAAAAATATCTCAATATAGTATAATATGGAATGCTCAAAGTCTCATTATGATAATACTGATTATGAAAATGGTCATAATTTAGTTGAAATGGATAAAAAAGTTAAAAAAGAAGTTGAAAAGAAAACAAAACCATCTGTTAAACCAAAAGATGTGTTTGTTGGATGGAATGAAAAAAAGAAAGTTAAAAATACTAAACCTAAAAAAAAAGGATTATCAAGATTAAATTTTGAAAAGAGAAAAGATGCCTATACTAAGTATTAAAAATACTTTTTTTAAAATTTTCTTTACAATATGGACATATATCACCAAAAAAATATGCTGTTATTAAAAAACATTTTTTACATTGTTTCATTATAATTATGTAAAATACTTTTTTAAAAAGTTTAATTTAAATTAATTATTAAAAAAATAATATCTTGATTAAGTATAAAGATGAGTTTAGTTACATTATCAAGTAAAAGGAATACGCTTGTTCAAAGAGATACAGATCCTGCTATAATAAAAAATCACTTTAAAGATGGTCTTGTACTCAGAGAAGGTACTGAAGTTGGATTAGTTTCTTTAACAATTAATAAATTAGATTTGTTTGAAGTAATTTCTGGACAAAATGATGTTTTTATTTGGAGAATTGGAAATAGACAATCATTTGAACAACATACGGTGACAATTAATGAAGGAAATTATAATGGTTCAACATTGGCAATTGAATTAGCATCTAAAGCGAATGCCTCAACTTTATTGGGTAATTATAAAGGACAATGGACTTGTGTATTTGACCAAACAGGACAAGGAGGTCAGGGTTCATTTACAATGAATTATGGGCAAAATGATGTTCCAGCGGCACCTAATGAACAAACATATACTGTTTTTGATGGAGGAAGTCCAAATTTTACTAACAATGGAAGTGCATCTGTGAATATCAGTGGTTCTACTGGTGGTCAAGTAGATGATTTCTCTTCATTTGATAATCCTTTAATTATTACAGGAAATAAAGGTATATTTCCAAATGATGGTGATTTTGAATGCATTATCAGACCACAAGAAGGATATACAGAAGCAGACCAAATCACAGCATTACAGGCAGGTGGTTCTCCAGTAGATCAAACTATATATATTGCAGGAGTACCAAATGTATTTGAAGGAACTTTTAATAATACAACAGGTACTGAAGCAGCGAATGGTTGGCAATTAGCGTTTCAATATACAAATGGAGACCCCCCTGCATACTGGGTTTATTTAGGTGATGGTGAATGGGGGCATGCCTTAACTGGTATTAATACTGCTAATCGTGCAAATTGCGATGATTTTTATTTCTGGAATCCAACAAGAGGAGTATTTGCCGATGCTGATAATGGAGGAAGACACACTGAGAATGCTTTAGTTGGTGATTTCTTTTTGATTACTGGCGGTGTTCAATTTACTGTACCACAAGGTAATGTTGGAATGGGAAAAAGTGTTTCTGGATATGTAAGAAATTATTTATACAAAGGTAGAACAAATTATCCAGGCGATGTTAATGCTGATATATTAAAAACTTCTCCAGATGGTTTTGATATTACATTAACGTGTGAAGATAATGATGATAAAACTGGAGTTGAATTTTCTCTTGGAAGAATGGTTCAAAATGCTGGAATAGAATTTCCAAATGCAAATTGGCGATTACCCTCTGCAATGGTTGCTGATTTCCAAAATCTTGACCCTACTAGTGATTTCACAAGCCTTCCAGTAATTAGTGGAGTTCAGCCTGCTAATTGGACTAGTTATACATATCCAACAGATCATATAAAAATGAGAGTGGCAATTTCAAAAGTGCTTCAAGTTCAAATATATTTATCACATGATACGGCTGGTGATAATGTTTTTATTGAAGAACAATTTGTGCGACGAACAGGAGATGCTAATGGATTCAATACAACTATTAAAGAAAAATTCTTTCCATTAAGACCGTGTATGGCTATTGGAAGAGGGAATCAATACTTTGCTTCAAGGTATATTGTAAAAGGTAAATATGATACAACTGAAATTGTTAATCCAAACTTCCAAGTAGCATCAGAAGCAATAACACTTCATAAAGGAGAACCGGTTGATTTAGAAAATGAAAGTGAAACAGTATCAACTACACCACTTGGAGCAGTTCCAACTAATGCTATGACCGTTAGTGCATTATATAAATTTGGCGAGATTTATGCTTCTGATACAACGGGAACTCCTCCAGAGGGTGGCTTAGATGCTACAGATTTAACACCAGATGGTAGTATTAATAATCTATTAGGTTTTAATAGATTATATAATTTTGTTTCAGGACAAACTTCAAATGCTGTCACATCAACAAATAATCCAATTACAAATATTGCTGAACCAACATTAAGTCTTGAATTACCAGATTTTAATATTAAAGGTGCAAATGGTAATACTGGTGATAGTATGAGGGTAATTGCTGTTGTACCAAAGGAAGAATTGAACACCAATGAAAAAACTGGAACATTACATTATTATCCAGCCTTTCCAATTATGATTGATTTAAATCTTCCACAAGAACAAATCTTTTATGATCTCAATGCAATTTTAAGATTACCAGATGGAAAAGTGGCGAATGATTTGATTAACCCAACGGAAATTACTTTATTATTCAAAGAAGGAGAAGAAAGTAAACAGAGAAGAATGATGAAAGAACAAGCTGCAATGATTTCGTCAATGATGGGAAATAAACAATCGGCAATGATAGGTGGAATTGGTAATGGTAATCCTTTGATATAGTGTGGTCAAATTGATTTAGAGAAATGACCACACATATATATATAAGCATGACGCTATCAACTAAACAACTCAATCAACTGATCTATTCTTCTTCTCTTCCTTGGTTTATCCAAGATAGATTAGTGAGTAAAACTCTTCTTTTATGGATAAAGTCCAATCCACGACCTTTTATGAACAAAGATGACTTACAGATGCAATCGTACAAAATAAAATACACAAAACGACCATCGGTATATTATATTAAGTCTCCTTTTGGAAACTACCCTATGTACATTAATACTATGTGGCTAGAGGAGTTAAGAGCGCACTGTAGAGAAGTAACAGGTAAGAAACGGCTGAAAAAATCATTATCACGCCCTGAACTCATCAATATGATTATTAAAGCATAAACTTTCACAAATAAACATTAAAATCATACCTTATATTAGGTAGGATTTGAATGACTAACAAAAGCACACTTTTGAATTACAAGTGATCATCAGGCATTTATCTATTTCCTTAACTTCCTTAACTTCTTTTTTTGGTTGATCTTTTGGTTGGTCCATTATTATTTCTTGAGATATTAATTTGAGAATAAAATTTATATGACAATCATCAAATATGGGAAGGTGTCCTGGATTTGAAAAAGGTGCAGAATTGCGTATTCAGCTTTTTACTATTAATAAATTCTGTTTGCGCATTTTTGCACCTTTTTTCATAAACTTTTATTTGATGATCGTGAAATTATATAAATTATATAATAATTTATATAATTTAATCAATAATTAATAACTTTTCTACAGTATTCAACGGTTTAATATTTTCAACAATATCAACATAATAACCTTTAAATTCATCGTCAATATAATATTTTGCATGTCCTCCTGTTGTTTTACTTTTAATTACTTGAGAGCCGTAAATATTATTAATATAAGAGGTTAATATTAAGTGGTCCTTACTTTTAGTAGTTAGATTTTTAAATTTATAATTATTAAATATGAACTCTAAATCATTAGTGTCAAATTTAAATGAATTATTTATTTCATCAGGATATAGACAAGACCAATTATAATTGCTTTTTAATTTTTTAATGTTTTCATCTGAACAAAGTATTTTTTTAATTTTAGTAATCAAATTGAATTTATTATTATTCCACAAAGTAGATAAAATTTTATCATCTGTATCAGCTTTAAAAAGTGTTTTATAATAAAATTTTTTGACTTGTAATTTGGTAGAAACATTGGCCTCTTGTGAATATATCAATCGTTCAGACTCTTTAATATATTTTGATTCTACATCATCAATTTTGTTATAGTCATAAAAATCATTTTCAATTAATTTTATTGGTTCTAATTCTTCCAATAAATTCTCATTTGTAATATCATACAAAGCACGAGATAAAAAGAATGTAAAAGTAGATTTTAAATTAGCCATTTTTTCAACAACTATATCTTCATTTAATTGTTTAAATATTTCATTATAATCATTTACTTTTTCAATTTCAATACAATTTGTGTTATTAAAGTGATCTAAATAACAATATTTTATTGTATTAGTTTTTAAATGTCTAGAACGATATGAAAATTGAATTATATCTCGCGGTGAATTAAATCCAGCCACACTAAGGTAGCACGTGTCAAAATAATTTTCAATATCAAAATTTAAACCAACATTAATTTTATTATTACTTACAACAAAATCGTATTCAATCCATGATTTATTAACATCTTTTAATTTTTTATTATTCATATCTGATGAATCGGCATTATGATAAATACCTTTTTTATTAGTATAATTTTCAATTGTTTCAACCAAATCAGCCATAGAAGGTAATTTTTGCTTTTTTCGTGGATTTTTAAAAGGATAAAAGATAATTAATTTTTTATTATTTTTTAGATCAGTTACAATATCATGTAACCACGAATTAAAATTTTTTTTAATAATAGCTTTTCTATCTGATGTTTCATTTGCTTTTTTAATAATTTCATAATCTATACCTAAACTATCTAAGAAATTTAAAGTTATTTTGCTTATAAATGCATCTAATAAAATCAATCTCTTACAATTTGTAAGTATTTCAATAAATTTTTTAAACACGACATCAAGTTCTTTTAAAGTATTATTATTATTGAATAATTTTAAAAATGTTTCAATCTCATCAATGACTACGACTTCGTATGAATTATATTCATTACGTTTGGTATAAAATAAAGAATTCAAACAGATAATAATATTTTTAGAATTTTCAATTAATTCTTTTTTTTCTTCTTTATTCTTTGCACTATCATAAATATTACAATCAATCATTTCTTCTTTAATTCTTGTAAAAGTATTTTTAGCCAAACTAATATTAGGCGTGATCCAAATAAATGATTCAGTATCGCCATATTGATCTTTAATATTTTGAAGACTTTTCAAATAATTAATGGTTTGAGTAGTTTTTCCGCCTCCCATACCAATGTTTATAATTTTGCATTTTTTATTAAAATTAAAATGCTCTTGTCCTAGGTAATCAATTTTTATAGTAGGTACATCATAATTAAATAAATTAGTAAAATCATTATAATTATCTTTATTTAATTCAGGGTAAAAATTAGAAAGAAATTCAACATACTGTTTTTTTGATATTTCAGGGTGATTTTTTAATAGTTCCCAGTGTCTTACCCATTTATCAATACAAGATTTTTTATCGCTTTTATTTTGATACCATGAAATGAAATCTTCAAAGGTTAAATCATTATAAAAACAAAATCTAGCCACTCTCCATGTATATGCGTGATTATGAGTATTATTTAAAGGTGTGATTGATAATAAAGTATAATTATTATTATAATCAAAATTTTCAGGTAATGATAAATTCATTTTTTCAATGTTAGACCACTCAATGTAATTTTGAGTTGTTAAAATTTCTAATTCTTTTTCTTCAATCTTATCAACTAAAATATTATTAATGTGCTTTGAATCTTCATTAATAAAAAAAGTGATAAGATGATTTTTATGGTTTAAATCTTCAATAATTTTTTGAACTTCTTTACCACGTTTAGATTGATTTATAGCTTTCATATTTCTATTTTTAGTATATACCTTCCAATCAAAATTAGAATTAAGACTATTAAAATATTTTACTATTGTTTTTAATTTATCTCTTTCAGATTCATTATTGATAATGTAATTATTTAAAATAATATGATAACTATTTTTATTTTCAATTTCATAGCCTGAAATACTCATTTTATTGTCTATAAAATATTTATTTATGATATTTTTGATTTCATTTAAATTGCAGTTTAAATCACCATCAATATCAAAATATACTTTATAAGGGTAAGTATTTATAACTTCATATAATCCAATATTTTTCTCAATTAATTTTAAAATTTTACTTTCATCAATTGACCCCCATAGCCTACCCTTTTGTTGACTGTCAATATGAATTATTTTATCATTATCTTTTTTATTTTCAATACAGTGATCTTGTGATCCACCATGTTTTGAAATATTTTTATAAAAAACTATCTTTTTGTAAGTAACTTCTTTTATATTGTTCATTGTTATAATACAATATAATAAGTTCTTTTTAAGTCATTTTAACCGCACATAATAGTTATTCGTTTAAAATGGTTTAAAGTTATATTCAATATATATATATAACGAGGATGAGCAAAACAATTCGACTTGATCGTTTGTTATTTTGGAACTATGAATTAAAAAAAGAAAATGGTGAATGGAAAAAATATATTTTTAGAGATGAAATAAAAAAAGATCATGATCTTTCAATTGGTACAATTAGGAATTTATGCAATGATTATCAAAATGATGGTAAAACGAACCCACGTAGATATAAAGGTTCTAATTTCACAATTAGACGAATACGTGAAGAACGAGGTTCTATCGTTTCAAAAGAAGCATCCAAAACATTTATTCCAAATGAAGAAATAAAAGAATTAGAAAAATAAAATTCTTAAATAAAACTAAAATTCTTAAAGAATATAAAATATTATAAAATTTAATATAATATTTTCTAATCTTATAGTCTGAAGATATTGGTTTTATGCTTGTTATATCACCTAATGGGTGGTCAAGTTGGTTTTATTCTAATATAGAGAATAAAAAAGCTTTTTTATTCCTTAAATAAGCATAAAACCAACCTTCCGGCATATAGGTGATATAACCAGCATAAAACCAATATGCCCCCCTTATTTATTATAAGCAATTAATAACAAATTATTATTTAAAATATCTTATATTAATATAACTATGACTAAAAAGAATTCAGAATCAACTCAAGAAGAAATTGAAGCTAGAAGAATTTATTATCGTGAATATTATCAAAGGAAAAAAGCTGAAAAAGGAAAATTTATTTCTAATCGTAGAGGGAGGAAGCCTGACCCAAAACCACCACCTTTTAAAATAACAAAATTAAAAACTCCAATCATTATAACTTTTGATTAAATAATATTTTAATTATTTAATTTCTAATTATAATTATATATTATGTCTTTAGAATCAATTAACAAAAAAATACCTTCTAACAATGGTAAAGCTGAAATAATATTGGCGAATCATGCTTCAATCTGGGCTGATAGTCTTCCAGCACCAATTGTTGATTCCAATCAAAGAAAAGGATGGTATTACACAAACACATCAGCAACTAATAAAGCAAATATTTATTTTTTTGGTGGAACTCAAGAAACACTTTTATTAAAAGATATAAATTCTATTTGGGCAAAATTAGCAATTGATAATTATTCAAATTTTAATGTACTTCCATTCTTTATTGTTTATACCAAACCAACCGGTAATAATGATGCTGGTTCATTTTATCATTCAAGATTAACTTATCAAATGGATTCTAATGTTGATATTGGTATTGGCGAAGAAGTAATTATTCACACACATTTTACACCAAATCTTTCTTATGACAATAGAAATATTGTTTGTCCAAATAAAACAGTTCAAGGCGATGGATTATTAACTGAAGAAATACTTTATATTACAATCCATACTGATTCAGGTGCAAATCCTGGTGATGTTAAAATTCTTTTTCAAAATCTTGGATTTACATCTAAAGTTGGTCATACAAGAAATCTTCATTTGAAAGGTTATCAAGAAGGGCAATATCCTACAGATCCAACAACTGGTATATTATTTACAACTGAAAGTAATAGACGAGTTGATTTAAGTGAAAGTATAACATTACTTGATGGACAATATACTTATTCAAATTCTGTTCATAATACACACCCTTCAAAAGGAGATATAACTATATTTGGAAATTCAAATACACAAAATACAAATATTGAAGTTCAATATTCTTCAGATAATATAAATTTTTATTTTGCATCAAATCATTTTGTTAATTTTCATGGAGGTACAAATGGCGATTTTGCAATGGATTTTAAAACATCTGCCAATTATATCCGTGTAACTCAATTTAATAATCACGGTTCAAGTCGTCAATTAAATTTAAATATTACTATAAATTAAATATTTGGTTTTATTTTGGTTTTTTTACTTAAAATTAAAATCTCATTATATATATATATATTATGACTTTTATTGAGGAAATTAAAAAAGAAATAAATGAAAAACGAGATCTTAGAGAATCATCTTTAAAAGCTTATGCTTCTAATATGAATAAATTACATAAATTAATGTTTGATAAAGAAATTCAAAATTTAGATTTTTTGAAAAATAAAAAAGAAGTAATGAAAACAATTGAAAATAAAAAACTATCAACTAGAAAAACCTATTTGGCGGCAATCGTTGTTACATTAATGGCTTTTGATAAAAATGAAGATTTGATTAAATATTATCGTGATGAAATGGAAGATTTAGCAAAACAATTTAGTGCAAATATGGAAGAACAAAAGAAATCAGAAACTCAAGATAAAAATTGGGTTAGTCTATCAGCTTTAAGAAAAGTAATGAGAAAATACAGAAATGAATTAAATCAAAAAGGAATATTCAAAAAAGAACCAAATGATTTAACAAATAAAGAATTTGATCTTCTTCAAAAATGGATTGTTGCCTCTTTGTATATTCTTGATGAAAATCCACCACTTAGAAATGATTATATTATGACTGTAATTTCAAATAAAGAATATGATAAATTAAGTGAAAAAGAAATAGAAAATAATAATTATATGGTTGTTAAATCAAGGAATAATAAAATGTTTAGTCTCGGCGAGTATAAGACTTCTGGTAAATATGGAACTAAAATAATTCCAGTAGGTAAGAAATTGAATTCAGCATTAAATATTTGGTTAAAGTTTAATACATCTGGACATCTTCTTTTAAATTCAAAAAAAGAACCAATGACGGCTAATGGTCTTACAAAATATCTTCAAAAAACATTTGCAGTAACAGGAAAGAATATTTCATCTTCAATGATAAGACATATTTTTATTTCAGATAAATTTCCAGCACAAAATAAAGAGAAAGAAGAAGTTGCTGAAAAGATGGCTCATTCTGTTAATCAACAAACACTTTATTCTAAAAAAGATTAAATTATTTAATAAAAATTAATATCTAATTTATATTATATATAACAATGGCTAACTCGTGGATTGAATTCGTGAAATCTTATGCTTCAAAAAATAAAATGAAATACAATGAAGCCCTTAAAGATCCTAAATTAAAAGCGGCTTATAACAAATCAAAAGGAACTTCTAAAGGTAAAAAAGGAGCTGTTAGTTCTAGTGGCGATAATAAAATTGATGATGCTACAAAAAAAGGTGGTATGAGAAAGACTGCACGAAAAGCATTTAAAAAACCAAATAAAAAAGCAAGTGTTGAAAAATAATTTTATTTTAATTTAAATTTATTACATTAAAATAAATATCTATTATTATATTAAATGTCACAAGGATTAGCACAATATGAATCAACCGTAGCTGGATTCGGGAATGCAGCCGATAGTATTAGAAGTTTCACGGCAACCTATGATACGGATTTCTTTAGAGATTGGACAGAAACACATAATTTAGCAATGGAGAAGTTGAAAGCAGTTGGAGATGTTTCAGGTGGAATAGGCGGTGCTTATATCGCTGGTAAATTGGCTTATCAAAAAATTCAAAAATTACGAGGTAAAAAAGATGACGATGATGATGATGATGAAGATGATGAAGATGAAAAAAATACAGATGATCATGATGGAGATGAAGATGGAGGAAATGATGCTGAAGACGGACAAGTAGGTGAAGAAGCAGAAACTGAAGCAGGAGTTGGGGAAGAAGCTGCAGCAGATGTAGGAACTGATGTAGGAGTAGATGCTGGTTCTGCTAGTAGTGCTGCTGCTGGATTGCCTAGTGGATCAGGTGGTGCCGTAGGTGATTATATTGGAAGAGGGGCATTAGGAACGGATGAGAGTGCAGATACTTCAGCACTGGGTGCATCAGAACAACCACTTTCAGCAGGTTCTGCATCACAATTTACACAAGAAGCAGTTGCTGATCCATTAGGTGCTGAACCAGCAGCACCAGCACCATTAGCAACACCAGCATCTGAAACGGAAAGTGGTTTAGGTGAAGAACCTGATTTACTTTCATCAAGAGCACAGGCTGAACAAGGTACTGGATATGAACCACCTGAAGAATTTAATCCTAGTCCACAAACTGGTGAATTAACATCAAGTACTGGTGAAAGTACTGTTGCTGAAGGAACAGAATCTACCCTTGAAACAGGTACTTCAACGGCTGAAGTTAGTGGTGCTGCTAGTAGTGCTGCTGAAGGTGCTACAGCTGGATCTGAAATTTTAGATACTGCTTTAACGATTGGTTCTGGGGTGGCTGAAGCAATTCCATTTTTAGGAATTTTTGCTGGAATTGGTATTGGCCTTTATGAATTATTTCATCACCCTAAAAAAGCACCATCAGCACCACCTACGAGTACCGCCTCATCAAAAGGTGAGATGGTTCTTCCTTCATTTGATAGTGTCACAGATACGCCTGCAAGTTCTTCTGCTTTTTAAATTTCACTTAATTTTTTACTATTTTTATCATGCTTTTTTCCAGTCATAATTTGTCCATTAGGCATTTTATGAGTGAATTTTTTAATTGCTTCTTTTTTAATTTCTCCTTTACCATACTTAAGCAATTCATTTCTATCAACATCTGCTGCTTTTCCAAATAACAAAGAACTTGCTAATCTAGCAAAAGACCAACTTTCTTTTGTTTGATTTGGTCTTGATCCACTCGTATAATATGCCGCCATTCCTTTTTTTAATATTTTGTTAATTCCAACTGTTGATAATAAACTTTTATTTATTTTAGTTTTATCAGTTATAGGAAAACCAAATTTCTTTTCAAATCTAATTACGAATGGACTTCTTTTTGATTCAAATGATTTTACTTTAGGACGATCCTTTTTTTCTTTAATTGATTTAATTTGTTTCTTTTTATCTTCTTTATTTAAACTTTTAGGAATATATTTTTTATTATATGACATTTGTATATTATAAAGATTATATATTAATAATTAAATATTTAATTTAAAAATAAAATGTTTATTATATAATATAAAGATGTTTAAAGCAAATGAAAATTCCATGTTTGTTCCTACAAAAACAGTTTCTATTAAACCTGAGGCACAAATAGATTATAATCCAAGTAATCAAAATAATATTAGATGGTTAATTCCTCAACATATTGGTTTTTTTGATCCACGACAAACTCAATTAAAATATAAATTAACAATGTCTGGTCGTGGTTATGCAAAACCAGATTCTCGTGCTGGATGTCACAGTCTTCTTCGTGATTTGAGAATTATGGATGGTACTGGAACAACTGAATTAGAATCTATTCAAGATTACAATGTTTTAACAGCTCAATGGTGGGGTTATACTCAAAATGAAAGTATTGCACACAAAAGAGATTTATTTGAAGCTAGAAGTGCCAATCAAAATGTTGATAATCAACTTTTATATGGACAACCTCCAGTTTGGACTGGGGGTGGTGCTTCAGCGACTATTTCACGAACTGCAAAAACAATTGAGGTAACTCAACCAGTTTATTCTGGTATTCTAGGAGGTGATCGTGTTTTTCCAGTTGTTGCAACTCAAGGATTACGAGTTCAAATGACCCTTGATAATTTGAACAGATCTCTTTCAAATCCATCTGTAAATGGTATTGTTGATACTTCTATTACTGATTCTGGAGCATTTGATCTTGAAAGCAAAATTGCAATTCTTGGAAGTACAGGTGCAAATGCAGCAGCAAAGCATGAAAAAGTTGCTGCTGGAGATACTTTCACCGTTTCGATCAAACAACCATCTGATAGTGCTAATGGACGTGGTGTAAATAGAAATGCTCTTCCATTCAACAACAATCCATTTGATATTGGCGATGTGCTTTATATTGCGAAAGCAGATCGTTCTCAAGAAGCATCACTTGGTATTATCACGGCCTTTGGTGTTGAT